ATGCCTTGACGCGGTTTTTCAACCGTGCAAGCAGCTCGCTTTCCTTCTCTGCCTCCATGGCCGCAATGGCCATCCACGGTTCGGGCTCTTCTCCCAATTCGATAGCAAAGTTCCCAGCAAGCACCGGGCTTAGCCGTCCCTGCTTGATTGCATGTGACAGCGCTCCGGGAGTGATATTGAACTCTCGCGACCACGCGGCAGCGTTCTTCACGACCAGCGCTTTCTGCAGCAAATCCATCGTCTGAGGCATGTTTAGAACCCTTCAATATTGAGGGGATTTCACCACAAAGCGCTTTGCGATTGTTTGAGAGGCTTTCAACATCCGGGCTATTGAAACCATTTCAATACGCACGGAGCCGCCATGAGCCCAAAACCATTGTTTCGCACACCCCCAGCCACCCAAGGCGCTGCACGCGCTGTGGCGGCTCCTGCAGCGCCTGCGCTGGGGGTGTGCACCCTCAAGGGTCAATCAGGCGCGGGCATGCTGGACCTGTTCTCCAGCTCGGTGTTACAGCGGCCTGGTGTCTCTGTCCTCTTCGCCCGCTCCGATTCCTGTTACTTCGACCTGGTGGATGACGTGTGGGACGCCCAGCGCGATGCACGCGGCTATACAGGCGCCAATCCCGTTGTATGCCATCCCCCTTGCCGTGGCTGGGGCCGTTTGCGTCACTGGGCAAAACCTCGCCCCGATGAAAAAGCCCTTGCCCTGTTCGCAGTTGAACAGGTGCGCCGCTGCGGTGGTGTTCTCGAACATCCATGGGGCAGCACCCTTTGGCATGCTGCAGGGCTTCCACACCCTGGCAAGGTCGATGCCTGGGGCGGATGGACTTTGCTTGTTGATCAAGGCTGGTGGGGTCACGCGGCACCGAAGCCCACGTATCTCTACATCGTCGGCTGCAGCCGCGAAGAGTTGGGCGAGCTGCCCGTCCAGTTACACCGAGCTGAAGGCCGCACGCTGCACCTCTCCCCCGCAGATCGCGAGCGCACACCCCCAGCGTTCGCCCGCTTCCTTGTCGATTTAGCCGCCAAGTGCGCCGGCTCACTGTTACAGCCGCCGGCCGCAGCAGTTACAGCCAGCTGCGCGACGTCCACTGTTACAGCCGCCCAGGTCCGCAGTAACAGCGACCTGGCTGCGCCTGCCCGCGCTGCTTCCAAGCGTGCGGCTTTCAAGGCATGGGCACAAGTTGGAGTGCAGCAGCGCGCCGCAGCCGCGCCCAGCAAGCGGAGCGCGGGCGCGGCTGCGGCGCGCGGTGTCCAAACCCTCCCCGTTGGTAATCACGGGGAGAACCTGAACGAGTCACAAGCATGACCCGCGCAAAGAAAACCGATCTCGTTCTGGACGGCAACGAAGTCAAGCTGCGCCTCACTGCCGAGCGGACCAAAACGAAGCAACCCGTTCACGTCGATTGGGTCCGCTTCACCTGCAACCTGCGCAACGCGCCCACCCCCACGATTGAAGACCTGTTCCCCCTGCACGATGGTGCGCGCTGGTCTGACGATGTGCCCCACGTTGAACGCGCTGCACGGCTCACCGAACTGCTGCGAGACATGCCCGATGCAGACTTTGCGGCCAGCGTCCAGGCCAAGGCCCTTGCCGAGCAAGCATGCGAAGCCCTCGGCCCCGAGTTCAGCGTGTTCCCCGAAATCCGCAAAGGCCACGACTTCTACCGCTTTCGCTGGTCCATCGTCCGCAATGAGGTCGAGTGCGGTTGGGTCGGCTACCTCTCCAGCGGCGACAGCCCCCGCCAGCACGCGCAGGCCCGCACCATTCACTGCAACCTCTACGGCACCGCCTGCACCTTCGCCAGCCATGGTTTCAATCAGCGCCTCGCCGCCATCGTGGAGCGCACCGACGCCACGATCACCCGAGTAGACCTCGCTCTCGATTTCTTCGACGGCTTCGCCGGGGGCATGGACCGCGTGCAGGCCGACTACAAGGCCGGGTTGATGGACCATCATGGCCGCACCCCTAGCTGCAATCAGGTCGGCGACTGGTGCAACGGTCGCGCCCGCTCCTTCTACTTCGGCAGCAAGGAAGCGGGCAAACAAACCAACGTTTACGAGAAGGGCCACCAGCTCTTTGGCCCCAAGGACGACAGCCCATGGCTGCGCGTTGAGCTCCGCTACGGCAACAAGCTGCGCGTGTTGTCCTCCGACATGCTGCGCCGTCCCGCCGACTTCTTCGCAGGCGCCAGTGACTGGCACGCCGCCATGCTGCGCGAAGCTGGTTCACAGGCCACACCTGAGCCTGTGCGCACCACGCAGCGCCTCGCCGCTGAAACCATCTGCGCCGAGGTCAAGCGCAACGTGCAGTGGCTCATGGACACCGCCGCGCCAAGCATCGCGCTGTGCTTCAAGCACCTCGGCAATACGCAGTTCATCGAAGAAATCCTGTTCAACAAAAAAGCGCCTGGACGGCTCCAGCGCTTCAACGAAAACGAGATCGCAGGTGCCTTTGATCGCGCCTTCCATCGTGTTCTCGCACCTGGGCGTGGCCGGTCCGGGATGCAACTTGTTTAGGCCGTAACCAAGGATCAAAAAATGAAGATGACCAGCAAAGCCGTGTTGCACGGTATCAAGCAATCCAAGGGCGATATCGAAGGCCGTCCCTTCGACTCCACCACCTTCCACTTGTCCGTGGACATTGCCCAAACCAGCAGCGGCGAATCCATCGGCGTTGTCACTCGCCCGTTCAAGCTCGGTGACTCCACCGAGTTCCAGAAGTGGTCACACCTCAAGAACTCTTGGCCCCTCGGCGGCGTGATGTGCGAGTGCGAATTCGACATCGTGGCCGGTGCTGAGAACACCACGAAATTGACGCTGCTGGCGATCAAACCCGCCGCCCAGGCCAAGGCTGCTTAAGGCCCAAAGGCACCCCATGCGCAACGTGATCCAGTCCCGCACAACAGGCGCTTTCCTCGCGCCGTCTTTCGAAGACGGCCAGCCGGAGTGGGTCATGTTGCTCTGCGAAGCCGCCATTGTGGAAGACCTCGAAACCTGCGTGCAGCTCATCGAGGACCACACCGAGCCATTCCACCGGCCACAGGTCATCGACCTGGACGACCTCTACAAAAAGCAGGAGCCACCTCATGCAATTTGATCCTTCCCTCATCTCTGAGCAGCAACTTTCACACTTTGCTTTTGGCGTGATTTGCCTCGGCTTCCTTGCTGGTCTTGCTGGCGCCTTCGCCTTGCATGTGGTCCTGACCGTTGGCGAGTGGGTCCTTGCTCGCTTCATGGCATGGGAAGAGCGCGCTGAGCGCATTGCCACTGCCCGCGCTCGCGCTGTGGCTCTATCCAAGGCCCTGCCACGTGGCTGATCCAACAGTCATCGAATGCACCACCGCCTGCACTGTCACGGTGGTGCATCAGCTATCAGTCCCCCCCTTCAATCTCACGCTTGAAGAGGGGGCATCAATCGCCATTGCCATCGTGGCGGTATGGGCCGTTGGTCTCGCATTCCGCGAGTTCCACCGGGTCATCTTTGTCGATGGTTCTTCAACTAAAGAAAGTGAGTAACCCATGTCTCTGTTCCTCCGCGCAAAACAAGCCGGTGCCCGCTACGTCAAGAACAGCAAGCGCGTAGCTGCTGGCGCCGCCGTGATGGCTCTGGCCTCCTCTCCAGCGTTCGCTGCTGCCCCTGCGCAGCCTGATGTGACCGAGGCCGTCGCCTACATCCTCGCCACGATGGCCACGATTGCGCTGATCGGCAACGCCCGTCTGCTGGTCTCCGTGACCGTCAGCGTGTTCCGCTGGATTCGCGGCGCTGCACGTTAAGGCGTGTTTGTCCTCGGGGCTGCAGACCCGGGGCCTTTGCCCATGTGCACGTGGTGTGCGCATCGTCAAGGGGTTGAAATGGGCTTGTGGGTCATCGTTGCATTACTGGGGGCGGCATGGCTCATGTTTACCGCCTGATCGCTGCTTTACTGCTTGCGTGCTTCTCGCTGCATGCGTCTGCTGCAATTACTCCTGTGGTCCAGTACCGTGACGTTCTCAACAGGGTGGACACCGTGTCCGGCCTAGTTGCTTGGTGGCAAGCCTATGACCCCAAATTTCCATGCGGCGGCGGTTCTTTGGATAAGCCCGCAACGTGGGAAGCGCGCAACGTCACTCCGCAAAAGTTTGATCTCTACAAAGTGGGTACGTATTGCAACAATCAGGGCACTTACAACACCTTGACGCAAAGCCCGACCGCTGCAGGTACAGGCTGTCCGGCTAATTCCTCGCTGTCCGGTTCTTCATGCACTTGCAATACCGGCTATACCGAGATCAATGGGGCCTGTGAGGCGCGCAATGAAAACCGTGACCGGTGCTTTTCTTTTAGTGTCGAGCAGACATTGCCCGGTGGCGCGCTCGTTCAGGATTACAGGCTGCAGGGGCGTGTTTCTAGCGGCGCTCAGTTCTGCATGCCCGGTGCATTTACTGACCCTAACAAGGGCTGCAAGGTCACATTCACTTCGGACCCTTACATTCCTTGGATGGACTATGGCGGCGGTAAGGTTGTCTCTGAAGGCACCTTCTCTATGTCTTCTGATTCGAACACGGTCGACCAGTCATGCAACGCCGGTCCCGACACCACTCCGCCAAAAGTTCCGGAAAAAGAGAAATGCCCCAGCGGCTATACCGGCACTGTCAACGGTGTAGAGGTTTGCGTAAACAAGGTTCCCAACAGCGGTGCCGATGGCGGCTCCAATGAGACCGAGACTAACGACGGCACCGAGACCACCACACGCCGTGTTGATCGCTCTACGAACTGTGAGGGCGACAACTGCACCACCACCACCACTACGACTACCACGCGCCGTAATAACAGCACTGGTGCTACCACCACCAGCACCAGTACCGAGACCTCGACTAGCTCAAAGCCCGGCTTCTGCCAGCAAAACCCCTCCTCCAAGCTCTGTAAAGATGGCAGTGAGGATGGCTCTAAGTTCAGCGGCTCATGTGGTGGTGGCTTCGCCTGTGAGGGCGATGCTATCCAGTGCGCCATGGCTCAGGAACAGCACCGCAGGGCCTGCAAATTGTTTGATGACAAGGACTCAGCCGAATACAAGCTCTATGAGGCGGAAAAGGGAAAAACCGGCAGCCGCACTGGCGACCTTCCTGGCAATGAAACCATCGCTTTTGGTCAGAGCATGTATGACTCGTCAAACGCTCTCGGCCCCGGCACTTGCATATCGGATCTGCCTGTCGATGTACTCGGCCAAACCGTATCCCTGCCCATTAGCCAAATCTGCCCGCACCTAGCAACGCTCCGTCTTGCGCTGCTTGCCTTCGGTGCGCTCTTGTGGGTTCTCATCGTCTTTAGGGGGTAGTCCATGCCAGCATTTATTGCGGCGCTCATGGGGGCGCTAATCAACATAGCCGGGACATTGGTTGGACGCGTGCTGATCGCTCTTGGCATGAGCGTTGTAACGTTCACCGGTGTGTCCACCACCCTCACTTGGGCTAAGAGCAATGCTGTCTCAGCGCTCTCTGCTTTGCCCGTTGAGGTAGTCGGCATGCTCTCGGCCATGGGCGTTGGTGAGTTCCTCTCCATCCTTCTCAGTGCCTTGACTGCTCGTATGGCGCTGCAAGGTTTGACCGGTGGCGCGGGCGGCAGTATCAAACGCTTGGTGGTCAAATGATGCGCACCCTTCGCTATCAGCTCGGCTACCTGTACCTGACCACAGGCGGCAACGGCGCGGGCAAAACGCTCATGACCATCTGGGACGTTCGCCAGCTCCAGGTGAAGACCGGTCGGCCTGTGTTCTTCTGGGGCTTCGCTGCAAAGCAACCCCTGCTCGATTTCGGTTGGAAGGAATTCGAGCCGAAGGATTGGGAGTCGCTGCCAGATGGCTCCATCTGCATCGTCGATGAGTGCCAAAAGGTCATGCCCACTCGGGCGACTGGGCAGCCTCCCGCGTGGATTGGAGCGCTCGCGGAGGACAACCGCAAACGCGGCTTTGACTTCTTCTTCATCACACAGCACCCGCTCAACATCGATAGCTTTGTCCGTCGCTTGATCTCTGCACCTGCCTGGCATCGGCACTTCAAGGCGTCCATGTTGGGCGATGCCAGCAACGAACTGAAGTGGTCGGCGGTGAACGATCAGCCGCAGAAAGATGGCTCCGGCAAGAACGGCGAAGTGACCAGTCGCAAATGGCCGCGTGAGGCTTTCGACTGGTACACGTCCACCAGCATGGACACCCGCAAAACTGGGATACCGCTCAAGGTCTGGAAGGGCGTCGGTGCGCTGGTTCTGGCGCTCGGTTGCGTGGGATTCGTCGGCCATCAGCTCTACAACATGACGTTCAAGGGCGGCGGCTCTGGTGTCGCGTCATCGCTGCCTTCCGTACCTTCCACCGCTACGCCCGCAAAGTCGACAAGTAGCCCTAGTGGTCGTGCCAGCACTGAGCCTGCAAGCGTGGACGAATATCTAGCGGCTCGCACACCGCGCCTGAAAGACTTCCCCCACACTGCGCCGGCCTACGATCAAGTCACCGCGCCTACTGTCGCGCCATACCCTGCCGCCTGCGTGCACATGGGCCCGCGCTGCGAGTGCTACACCCAGCAGGCCACGCTGATGCAGGTCAGCATGCAAACCTGCCTCCAGGTCGTTAAGCGTGGCTTCTTCATGGATTGGAAGTCTGCCCCTCCTGCGGACACACAGCAGCCTCGCAACCCGCCACAGATGGCCCAGCAGGTCGCCCAGGTAGAGCCGGTGCGCACCGTGCCAGCCCCAATGCCTGCCGCGCCTCCTGAGCCGCCTCAAAGCCAATACATGCAGGGGCTTGCTGCGCGGAATGCCCAGGTGCGATCAAGCCTCATCCAGTGAAGTCGCTCCATCATTGACAGACAACGGGGACCCAAACCGTAGACCCTGTGTCGCAGGTTTGGGGCGGGGGTATGGGGCCGCAGGGCACCATGGCAGACGATCATGCAACTCATGCCCCTTGCTTCTTCGCACAGATACACTCATCGCAAGGAGGGAGAACATGAGCAGGCGTCCGTTTCAACCAGACGACGAAGACACTGGAACATTCTTGGTTGATGTATTCAAGATCGCCCTTGGCGTATTTATTGGCGGGCTCGCTGCCGCCTTCACCTACGAAGCAATACTGGCGTACCGCGCTGAGGAAGCAATCCGCAAAGCCTCGGAGGAGATAAAGGCCCAGAACGCTCGCACGAACGCCGAGATCGCCAAGCAGAACGAGCTAAATCGACAGACAAGAGAGGAAGAGCGCCAGCGCGTCGAGCGGCTGCGCGCTGCTCAGGCCATGGAGGCCCGTCTAGAGTCCGAACGGCGACAGAGAAAAGAGGACGCATGGGCCAAGTTCCATCAGCCCTCTCCAAACTGCAAACTGGACTCAGGCACCGCCGCGTGCGCCAATGAATACATGGCCGCTCGCAAACGCTTTGAGAGTCAGTACGTAGACCGTTGACAGTCTACGGATACGCGCGCGTTTCCACGACCGAGCAGAACACCGCCGTCCAGCTTGCGGCATTCAAACGCGCAGGAATCAAACAAGTTGTGCAGGAAAAGCGCAGCGGCGTAGCGCGGCGCCCTGAACTGCTAGCCCTCCTCGCAAAGCTCCGCCCAGGTGATGTGCTGGTGGTCTACAAGTTGGACCGCCTATCCCGCAGCCTGCGCGATCTGCTGCGACTATGCGAGTCCTTGGAACAGGCCGGTGTCTCGTTCCGCAGCCTCACGGAATCAATCGACACCAGCTCGCCCGCAGGCCGCATGTTCTTCCACATGCTGGGCGCCTTCGCAGAGTTCGAAAGAGCCATGATCCGCGAGCGCTGTGCCGCAGGATTTGAGGCCGCAAGGGCCAGAGGTCAAAAGTTCGGGAGGGCACGCTCCATGCCCGAAAAAACTGAAGCGAAGCTGGTTCGAATGTACCTGTCAGGCAACTACACCATGCAGGCTCTAGCAGACCACTTCGATGTGCACACCTCCAGTGTGAAGCGAGCGATCTACAGGGTAACTAAGCCGCAGCACAGTAGCTTGAGGTAACGGCGATTTTCTTTGATGACAGATGGTTTAGGGCTATCCTTACATTTCTCATCATTGGAAAACAACATGGCTATTGATCCAGAGGTTGGCTTTACTGCAGACGTGATTAGGGACCCTGGCCGTTTTGTTGGCCGAACTGAGTTGATCAAAGACTGCGTTGCAGCTTTGAATGCGGCTACAGGACTTATTTCTGTTTTTGGAAAAAGAGGCGTCGGTAAATCATCTTTGCTGCGTCAACTGCAGCAAATGGCGCTGGGTCAGTATTCTTTGGTCAAAAGCGCTGGACTACAGAACCACATTCCTTCCCGTCCAAGAACCTACCTAACTGTCTATTACACGTGCGATTCGCTGATCACAAACGGCCGCGAACTGATTTCGAGGTTGATCAATGATCAGGATCCAGAAGACGGATTGCTCCGCTTGGTGCCAAATGATGGCAAAGAGATCGTTGAATTCTCTCGCGGCAAAGAAGTATCTGGCGGTGCAGATTTAAAGGTGGTGAGTTGGGGTGCGAAGGGTGTCGAGACATCCAAGTACGCCAAGGTTGTTCCCAATGACGTTATCCAGACCTTTCGCAACTTCGTTAGCGCTATTGTTGAACATCAGGTCCATAGAAGGATGAAACGTGATGCTCTCCTGATAATTCTCGATGAGTTCGACGTCATCGCAGACAAGAGTGGTCTTGGTTCGTTGATAAAAAGCCTTAGTACTCCAGAAGTCAAGTTCGCAATCTGTGGCGTAGGACGCGATTTCGCAGATCTCATTGAAGATCACGCGTCGGTTGAGCGACTCATTGAGCAAGGCGTGCTTCCTATACGCCCTATGTCGTTAGCTGAGTCCGAAGGAATCATTTATCGCGCTGCTGAGCTATTTCGGGGCGAGGTTAGGTTCGCTCCAGGGACCGCAGGTGCAATTGCCGCCCTTGCTCAGGGATACCCTTATTTTGTACAGCTCATAGGTAAACAGTGCATTCATGAACTCAATGCCAAGGGCGGCAACGTCATTGACGACAGCATCCTCCAGTCAGTCACAAATGGACTCAAAGCTGGTAAAGCTTTTCCCACTTTGGAGGGGGCTTATCAGCGCGCTATCGGTGGCTCTGAGGGCAGAGCCATCCTTTTGCATTTATTAGCTGAACAGTCCACTGAGTCTTCGACCACTGATGAGATCGGTAGAGTTGTCCTCAAGAACACCAGAACAGTGGCAGAGGAGCTTGGTGTTCAGTTTATCGATCAACTGATGCCCCGTCTGGTCGAGGCCAGATATGGACCTGTGCTGGAGCGTATTGATCAAGGTGTCTATGAGTTTGTCAATCCAGTCCTTAGACAGTACATCCGGCTTCGTGAAGTTGGATGATACCTATCGGGACCGTTGATTTTCGTTGGTTCGAAAACCACAGTCTCCGCC